ATTTAAATATTTCATTTCACAGGTTTTACATTTATGTGATATACCTTCACCATTTTTTGCAAGATGAAAAAATTCTTGTCTTGATTTAATTTCTTTACATTTATTACATTTATAAGTTTTATTAATATAGTATTCATTTCTTTTTGCTTGTAATATATCTTCATCATGTGGTTCTGTTATATCAACATTTCCTCTTTTAGTTGATTCTTCTAAAGTAATTGTTAAAGACATCTTTCCTGATTTCATTAAAGAATCAAATTTTTCATTGATTTCTTTTTGGATATTAAATGATTGATATATGTTATTCATAAATATTAATATAATTTATTTAAAATCTTATGTACATTATTAAGAGTTCTTGTTAACATAGCTTTTTCTTGTGTTGTTTTAATTTTTGACTTTTCAGTCTTCTTTAAGATTTCAATTTGTTTATTGTTAAGTTTTTCAACTAAGTTTTCTTTCTCTAATATTAGAGAAGCAAATGTAGAGTAAGGATTTTTTTGTATTTTTTTCATAATCTGTTTGTTTTTAATATATAGTCAAAAATATTTACTTTTAAGGTATATTACAAAAAATAATGAAAATATTTTACATAAATATATGTCGCAAATAAATATTTGCGACAATAAAGTGTCGGCAATATTGAGGATTTGTCGGGAATATTACTCTTATTAGGGAAGAATCTTCCCCTTTTAGGGAAAAACTAATTTATAATAAATTGATAATCAAATAGTTAGAAACTGTCTCTTCTTATCTACTATTATATTTTTATTTAGGTTGAGATTTTATTGTTTTGATTGGCATCAAAACCTTTATTTGAATATTCTAAAAGTTGAATATTAATAACTTTAGATTGAATGAACTTTCATACATTAAGTTTAGTTTTTAAGGTTATTGAATGAACTATCAATCAAAAGCAACTAAAAAAGAAAAACAAAAATAAAGAAAAAAAGATACATCATTCATAGAATACTCTATCATTCTATACTCAATCATTGTATGAGGATTAACAACCTTCATTCTGAAGGCTGTTAATTTAGTATTTAACCTCTAAGTATTGAAATAAATAAATATTTTAATTTTTTTATAATTTTTTTTTTATTTATTTTAATTGATTAAAACTCTAGAATTCAATTACTTAGGTTTTTCATTAATAGAATATTTATTTTTTTTATTAAATTTTTTTATATATTTATTAAAATTTTAACAATAACAGAAAAATTATGACTATTTATTTAAAAATAGAAACATGCAAAAAAATTATGATTATGAAGTGCAGTTCGGACTGCTTCACAATGAAATCCCTGCTAAGATTGACTTAAACACAGGAGAAGTAAAACAAATACATAAAAAAGTTAGACCTAAATTAAAAGAAGGAACAAGATTAAGTATGCAAGATAATTTTGCTAAAGTTAACTGTAGGTTATTACCATTCTTCAATGATGTATTTAATAACAATGAAATAAAAATCATTTATGATATGATTCAGATGACTGAATTTGAAACTAATGCTTTAAAACCATTAAATAATGATTCAACTATTAAAGAATTATCTGAAAGATTTAATATTGGAAAAAATCAAGTTAAGAAATACTTTGATAATTTATTTAGACAAGGTGTTTATCTTCAAATTAAAGTTCATACAGATGAAAAGAAAGAGTATTGGGTATTAAATCCAATGATTGCATTCAAAGGTAAATTAATTAAAGAATCAATAGTAAGTTTTTTTGATAACACTAAAGTTGAAATATATTTAAGAAATAAATAATTATGAGAACAAAAGAAGAAAATAAAATCTATATGAAAGAATATAGAGAAAAAAATAAAGAAAAAACAAAAGAATATAGTAAACAATATGATAAAATTTATTATGAAAATAATAAAGAAAAAATTTCTTTAAAAGCAAAAGAATATTATGATAATAATAAACAATGGAGAGAAAATAATAAAGAAAAAATTTCTTTAAAAGCAAAAGAATATTATCAAAAAAATAAAAAACCTAAAATGATACCAAAAGGAAGAAATTATAAAAAAGAATATAAAACAAGAATTAAAAATCCAATTAATATAATTAAAAATAATATTAGATGTTTAATTTTACAAACATTTAGAAATAATGGTTATTCAAAAAATACTAAAACATTTAAAATTTTAGGTTGTACATTTGAAGAATTTAAAAATCATTTAGAATCAAAATTTGAATCTTGGATGTCTTGGGATAATTATGGAATGTATAATAAAGAATTAAATTATGGATGGGATATTGACCATATTATTCCTGTATCATCTGCAACAAGTGAAGAAGAAGTAATTAAATTAAATCATTACACTAACCTTCAACCTTTATGTTCAAAAATAAATAGAAATATTAAGAAAGATAAATTAGACTTTATAATATAAATACACTATATTTGTATTGTAAAAGAGAATCGGTAATTCCCTTTGCATGTCTTGGGTTTTAGTCATCCCAAGTAATTACTTCTGTTGGAAACCCTATTGACATTGTTGGTAGGGTTTTTTTATTTTCAACTTTATATTTATATGACCTTAGAACTTTTGCAACCCAATGTCACATATATTAATTTTAAATCAGATTATCCCATTGTGTATCAAATGCTATTGGATATGCTTAATGCTTATGGAATATCTATTGATGAGCATTACTATACATACTTAAATAAAGAATATGAAATGGAAGATGTTATGCTTCAAGTCTTTGGTGTAATTAACATTGAACTATCATTAGAACTTATAATCAATTGGTGTTTATCAACTATCCTCAGTAAAGATTATAATCATGTATTAGAATTCAAAAGAAAAACTAAAGAAAATATGAATGAAATCTCAATGGTTATTAATGATACTTTTTTTATAAATGAATTGGAGTTTCTTTCGTTAGTTGTTAATATAATTTGGAAAGAAGATTTAAATCAATTTGGAAAAATAAGTGATGAGAATTTTGAATATTATAAAACTTGTAAATTAAACTATGAATAATCAAGGTTTTGAATTCAACAACAATTGGATAATGATATTTTTATTATTTGCATTAATATTAATTAAATGTAGTATTGAAGATATGAATCATCCTGAAAATAATGCTTTTGTAATTACAAGATATGATACATTAAGAATACATAAATTTGATTCAATAATTAAAGTTAATAATAATACAATAATAAAATACCAAGATAGAATAAAAGAAAATAAACAAAAAGTAAATGAAGATATTAAAAATATTAATTCCGATATTAGTGTTGACTCTATCGTTAAATTGTGGAGGACAATCCCTATCTAAGGATTCAATTCTACCTATCACATTCGCTCCAAGAGCCATTCAATTTAAATCTGATACATTGATATGTCTTGACAAGAGACAGGCTTATATGACCTCATTGCAATTGAAAAAGATACCAATATATAAATCTATTATTAAGGACCAAGATACAGTTATATTAAAACAAAAACAAAATCTTGATTTAAAGGATTCAATTATATTAGATAAAACAAATTACATTGATACATTAGAATATAAATATAATAATTGCATATTAGAAACAATAAAATATAAAGAAGAAGAAAAACAATTTAAAAAATATTCAATGTATAAAAATATAGGTTTATTAATATTATTTACATTATTTATAATAAAATAAATATATTTTAATTATTTTAACTAAAAGCACCTGAAAATGGTGCTTTTTTTATACACTTTAATTTTTTATCACTATATAAATAAAAAGACTTAAAAAAATGGCTAGAACAATAGAAAAAACCAAACAACAAAAATCAATTATTGTAGAGGAACTACAAGAAAGATTAATATTAAATGCTGCTTTGAATAATAAAGCAAATATTTTTAATTTAAAAACAACAAGAATAAATTCAATGGAAAGATATGATTGTACATTTATTTCATCAACAACTAAAATAGTCGCAGATGCTAAAATAAGAAAGATGCCATATACTTTTCAATATATTAAAAATGATGGATTATTTATTGAAACATCAAAATATGATAACCTGATTAAATTAGGAGAAAAAATGCAATCAATTCCATATTATATTAATTATGTTCCTGTCAATGAAGAAGAAGGATATTGTATTTTAATGAATATAATGGAATTAGAATTTAAAAAGAAAAATATTGAAATCTATATTGGAAGAACAGGTTCAAATCAACAAAGACATATCATTGATATTGAAAAAACTCCAATTGAAAAAATATATATTGAATATAAAAAGATTATGGATGAAAACAAAGACCTATTAAATCAATTATACTTGGTTTATGCAAATAACAATTATGAAATGCAAAACTTATTAAACATATTATGATATACTTAGTAACACTACCAATAATAATTTACTTCACACTTAGTATTACATTATTCAATACTAAAATACAAGAATGGAAAAAAAACAATAACCTTGATTATCCAAGATATTTTGAAGATGTATCAATATTTAAATTCTTCTTTTCAAAGGTTTTAAACTGTTCCTTTTGTCTTAGTGGACATTTTACTTGGATTACTTTATTGATTGCAGGATATTCAATTATATGCATCATACCATTAACAATAATCAGTATGTACATTACTGAATCAATTGAAACTTACATTTATGAAAACCATGTCTAAGAAAAAACCAACATATGAATACTTTATTCAAGTATATGAAAATAACTATTCAAAGATAAAGTCTCATGGAAGATTCAAATATATCTTGTCTGAAGAACAAGCTGAAGAAATAATGTCTCAAGTATATTTATCAATATCAAATACATTCTTAAATAATATTAATAAGACTTATGATTTAGATACTGAAAAGAAAATGCTTAATTATATTTATTTCTCATTTTCATCATTCATTAAGCAAGAATATAAAAAACAAGCCAAAGTACAATTGGTTTCAATTGATGAATTAAATATTGATTTTGAAGATGACTCAACTAAAAATGAAATAGAAGAACTTGGTAAGTCTTTATTCTTTGATGAAACATTTAAATATCTTCAAGCTAAAATTGATAATCAAGAAATAAAAGAAATTCATGTTTCAATATTTAAGTTCTATCTTTATAATAAAATGACAGTAATTCAAATATCCAATGCAACAGGTATGAGAAGAACATTGATTGAATATTCAATTAATAAAATATCCAATCTTTTAAAAGAAGATGAAACAATTAAAAAATTATATAACCTATACTTACAAAACACTTTATAATATTATGAGAGAACAAGTACAAGAAATGTATGATAAATTCTTTGTAAAAAGACAAGCAATGCAAAAACAATCATTGTTTGATTTATATAATCAAATCACAGGTCATAAGATGAAAGCATCTAATTGTGCAACTTGTTTAATAAGAATTAAATCAGCTTTTGAATCATATCTTGCTGAAAACCAATAACATATATTTTTTTTCATAACAACCTAAAACCCACCGAATTATGACAAAGACAGGTAAAAGACATACATTTAAAAGAGAAGATATTATAAATCAGATAATTAAAAAAAGAATCAATGATGGTTGGACAAACTTAATGATAATGGATTGGATAGTTAATGAATTAAATTATACAAAAGCATATGCATATGAATTAATGGCAGACTCAAGAAAAGAAATTGATGAAAGAAGTATTATTAATTTTGGAGAAGATTTAAAAACTGACATTGAAAGATTTGAAAAATTATATAAGGATGCTATTGAACAAAACAATACTAATTTAGCAAAAGAAATATTAAGAGACATTGGTAAGTTAAAAGGTCATTATGTAGAAAGACAACAAGTAACACATCAATTGGAATTAAAAACAGTTAAGTTAATTGAAGTTCAACCATCAGATAGAAAGTTATTATTAGATTAAAAAACAATGACTGAATTGGAGATTAGACATACATCTATATTTACAAAGAACCTTGATGCATTCAATGATAATAATATTCGCTTTATTATTAATCAAGGTGGAACAAGGTCAAGTAAAACATATTCCATTGTTCAATTATTAATTTATTATTGTTTAACCAATGCAGGTAAGAATGTATCAGTTATTAGACAATCGTTACCAACCATTAGAGGTTCAGTTTTAAAAGACTTTGTAGAGGTAATGAATGATTTAAAATTATATGATGAAAACAATCACAATAAGACTGACAATGTTTATAGATTTCCAACAGGTTCAAGAATATCATTTATTTCAACTGATGAACCACAGAAGCTAAGAGGTAAAAAGCATGATGTAATATTTATCAATGAAGCCAATGAGATTCCATTTGAAGCCTTTATTCAATTGAATATAAGAACAATGAAAAAAGTTATCATTGACTTTAATCCAAGTGAAGAATCATGGATAAATGATTTAATGGAAAGAGAAGCTGAAAAAACAATATTAATAAAATCAACATATAAAGATAATACATTTTTAAATAGAGAACAGATTAAAGAAATTGAAGCATTGATTAATGTTGATGATAATTATTATAGAATATATTGTCTTGGTGAATTTCCAATAACACATAAAAGGGTTTATACTCATTTTCAAATAAGTGATGTTAAAGGTAGTTTAGTTTGTTATGGCATTGACTTTGGATATAATCACCCAACAGCATTGGTAGCAATGTATGAAGATGATGGTGAGTATTACTTTGATGAAATTATATATGAATCATTTTTAACTTCAACTGATTTAGTTCAATTAATGGAAAAGAAACAAGTAGCAAAGGATGTTAGAATTTATTGTGATTATGCAAGACCTGAGATAATGCAAGAATTATCAAGATGGAAATATAGAACATACAAAGCAAATAAAGATGTTAGTGATGGAATTAATACACTTAAATCAAAGAAGATATATTTAACACCATCCTCAATAAATTTATTAAATGAATATAAATTATATTCTTGGAAAGAAAAACAAAATGAAATAAGTGATGAACCAATAAAATTAAATGATGATGGTATGGATGCAATGCGATATGCCTTACATTCATTTAAAAAGAATGCACCTGTAAAAATGAAAATATACTAAAATGAAAATACCTAAAGAATTAAAAGACATTAAATTAAAACAATTAGAATTAATTGCTGACATTGATGAAAATGTAACAACTCAAGAAAGAAGATTAAAAGAGATTGCTATTCTATGTAATATGGATTATGATGAATTATATTATTCAAAAGATATTAAGACTGTTACAAATGCAATGAATGATTTAAAATGGTTTTATCAATTAACAACAGATGATATCAATCAAGATGTATTTGAATTCAATGTCAATAATATTAATTATAAATTAATTAAAGAAATGAATGAACTCTCATTTGGTCAATGGGTAGATTTAGATTATTATATTTCAGATAACCAAGAGAACTATTGGACAATGACCAAGTATATAATGGCACTATGCTCTTCAATTAATGGAGTTGACCATTCATACCCATCCACATCCAATGAGTTGTCTGAGAGAGTTTCTATCATTGAGAATCTAAGTCTTGATATAGTGTATGGATACACATCATATTTTTTAAAAAAAAAGGACAGACTGAAAGAACTTTCCCAAGTGTATTCAATGCTAAATTCCCAAAATCAGAATGGTCAGGTTATTGGGAATCCCACAATCAAAAATGGGGATGGTCCTCAATGGTATATGACCTTGCTAATGGAGATGTTCTTAGGATTAATGATGTTAATAGGATGGACTTATATACATGTTTATTTACCTTGTCAATCAAGAATGAAAGAAGTATCATTGAAAGTAAAATCAATACTGCGATTGAAACAAAATACAAATCTAAATAAAACTTTATAATTATATTATGACAATTCAAAACTTAAAAGATATATTGAATGACATTCCAACATTCACAGCATCCACAATAAATACATTTCAAAGTGGTAAATCATTTGAATATCCCAATGAAGGTGATGAGATTTATCCATTGCTTTTTTTAGAAGAAGATTATTTAATTAGTGTTGTTATAAATAATAATCAACCAAACCAAGAGAATTGGAATATTGCAATATTAGTATTGGACCAATTAAATATGGATTCAACTAAAGATGCAAAAGATACATTGAGAGATTCAATGTTAGCTGAAGGTAGAAACATTGTAAAATATTTAAGACAAGAGATATTAAGATTATATCAAGGTATCATTACAGATGTAAGTTATTTATCATTGTTAGATTATGAGCAAGATAACTCACAAGGTTGGAGAATTGAATTAACAGTTAATACAGCAAGTGGTGAAAATAGATGTTTAGTATATGGTTAATGTTGATGATATAATTAAAAACTTTGCAACTGATTTATTGAATGTTATATTATTTCAATTAGAACAACCATATATTTCACAATCAGGAAAAAGATTTAAAGGATTAAATAATTCATCTGATTTATATAATTCAATGATGGTTACTTATGATTCAACACCAACAATAAAAGTTGAAGGTTTAGATTATTTAAAATATTTAGATGGTGGTAGAAGAGCAGGTGCAAGAAAGATACCTGTTCAAATTATTTTAAAATGGATTAAAAGAAAAAAGATTAGACCAAGAAATGCAAAAGGTCAATTTAAATCAATGACATTAAATCAACTTGCATTTGTAATTCAAAGAAGTATTTATAATATTGGCATTAGACCAAGAAATATTTTAAAAAAGAGTTTTCAACAAATTGATAAACTTTATAAAGATAATGTTGAAAGTGGAATTCAAGAAATCATTGATAGTTTGTTTATTAACATCAATGATGAGGTTGGAAAGACATCAGCAGCAATATTTAAAATTAAACCAAATACTATAAAAGCTAAATAATATGAATGATATAAATACAGACCTTTATTTTGGCAGATATATAAATCCTGTATATTCACCAATACAAGTAAGTTCTTTCTTTACCGAAAATTGTACAGGACCAATACAATATTACAGCATTGAATTTTCATTTGATTTATCAGGTTTATCAGGTGGAAATAATTTTTTTATTTTGAATGATGTTAAATTTCAGATTTCAATAAATCCATCACAAAATCAAATTCCTGACCCATCAATAATTAGTAGTAATGACCAATTTATTTTCTTTGTAAAGGAAGCAATTCAAAATAATCCAATCTTTGATTCATATCAAATAATAACATCATATGATAGTATAACAGATATAGCATATTTAACATTAACACATAATATTGCATATACACTTGATAGAATTATTTTCTCAACAGATACATCAGCATTTATTCAATTAGTTATTCAAACTGTTCCTGATTATTGTTATTCAGCACAGACATTAAATAATTATAGTTTATGGGTTGATATATATTCAAATAATAATAAAAATTTATTTAATTGGGATACATTAACAGGTGTTACAAACAATGGTTTAGCAAATAGATTACAAGCAACTGTTTATAAAACATATCAACCAAACAATAGTTATATATTTAATATAGCACCAATTCTTCAATCAGTATCAAGAACAACAGAACCAAATATTCAACCTACAGTAACTATATTTCAACAAGATAAAAATAGTTTAAATAATTTAAGATTAGAATTTTTTGAAAGTTATGATATTGAATTAGGTGGTGTAACAAGTATTAGAAAATTTCCAATGACTGTTAATGGTTTAGATGCAATTGAAAATACATGGTATTGGGATGCAGCAAGAAATTTAACATTTCAAGAAACAAGACCATATTATCTTTTAGATACATCAAATATTGCATTATCAGGTGTTCAAATAAATGGTAGAACTCAATTATTATTTAAATATCAATTAGATGTTGGTGAAAGTATTTCATTACAAGATGCAACTCAAACAGTTGTATTTACAGCATCAACATATAATGATGGAGATAAAGTATTTAAAATTGAAACTCAATTATCAGGAACAGTTGAAAACTTTATTACAGTATTATTAAATTATTTTACACAATACAATGTTTCATATACAGGGTATGGTTATTCACAAGTTTATTTAGATATCAATAATTCATTTTATGACCCATCATTGGATTTAGTAACAACAGGTTCAAGCAATGGTAATATAATTAGAACTGACTTTTTACCATCAACAACAGAAAATCAAATATTATTAGATGATGGTATAAATGAATATAGTCAAATTAAATTCTTAACTGATAGACCAAGACAAGATACATCATTAAAATATAATCTTGCTCAATTTAATACAACAGCAATAACATATAAACAAAATACATTATCATTGTTTGTTGCACCTTATGAATATTATATAAGTAGTGATACATCTTCACTTGTACTTCAACAAGGATTTTTTGTAAGAACAAAATATTATGAAAATGGTCAATGGTCAGATACATGGTCAGATTCAGCTTATTATCCTTGGGAATGGAATGCTTCTACTTTAGAAGGTATTGACAATGGTTTATATCATGTTGAATTAGACCCTAAAGTATGGAGTGCAACAACATCAACTGAAAAGATTAGATATGCCATTGGTTGGTTTATGAAAACTGCTGATGATACTTATTATATTAGAAACTATTCTGAAGAATTTGAATATGATATTGATTTTGTTTGTGATTATCAAATTGTTAAACCATTCATGTTTTTAAATGATTTAGGTGGTTGGGATTATTATGATTTCATTGAGGATTTAACAACTCAATATAATAGAGAAGAGATATTAATATCAACTGATGCAAGTGGATTAATTGATAATTCAACAACCTATGAGCAGATGTTTCAAAATTCAATTGAGCAATCATTTAAAGTTAGGACAATAGTTAATTCACAAGATGAGTATGATTGGTTATATCAATTAATTAAATCATCAAGAGTATATTATATTGAAACAAATAATTCATCAACTAGAATTAGTGATTATTATCAACAAGTTATAATAACAGATAGTGATTTTCAACAAACTGAAAATACAAATCAATGGGTATTAAACATTGAATATAGAATTGCTATAAAAGATATAAGTCAAAAATCAATTTAAATATGTATAGTTTACAAATTGAAAATAATAATGTACAATTACCAACTAATTTTAATGTTGCATTGTCATATAATGCTATTGACACAATTAATCCATTAGCAAGAAATGCTGCATTTACTTATACATTAAATATTCCAAGAAGTGCTAATAATAATAAAACATTTAATTATGTTGGTGAATATGATGTGATTGATAAATTTAAAAAGAATCAATTTAGTTGTAATTTATCATATTTAAATAATGAAATTATTAGAGGTATATTTTATTTAGATGAAATAACTGAAACTAATTTTAGAGGTCAAATTGTAAGTGATAATTTAAATTGGACAAAGAATTTTAATACTGATGATAGAGTAAATGAGATAACAGGATTCACAGTTAATTTTCCTGATATAGATGAAAAGACAAGACCTTTTAGATGGTTGCAAAAATTAGCAAGAACAGGTACATCATTAAATAATGATATTAATTTTCCATTTATTACAAGAGGTAATTATAATACATATTCATATAGACAAGCATTAAATGATATAACAGGTAATTATGCTTCTAATACAGCAGGTGCTAATTTAAATAGATTTACTTTTTTAGATATACCACCATGTTATTATCTTGTTAATTCAATTAAGAATGTTTTTAATTATTATGGATTAAATGTTGAATCAAATGTATTCCAAGATTTGGAAAAAACTATTATTCCATATTGTGGCAATGGTGAATTTCCTTGGAATTGGGGTAGAGTTGGAACATTTAAATTTACATTAGGAGAAAATGAAGTTAATTCTGAGAGGTATCTTAGAATAATAAATTTTGATTATGCAAATTATGAATTAGCAAATCCAAGATATGGAATTGTTTATACTGTTTTTCATGAAGGTAAAATTACAATTGATATAACAGCAAGAACAAATACAGAAAATATATTTATCGGTGTATCAAATGGTAAGGATGGTGAAATTCAAAATTTAATATCATCAGCAACATCTTCAGCAACTTTATCATGGACTGATAATTTCAATGTTGGTGATTTTATTTATGTATATGGTAGAACAGTTGGTGATAGTGGTCCTGACTTTGCAACACCATTTCAAGTATGTCATATATATTATCCTGATTTACCATATGAATTAGATATTCAAAAAATATTACCATCAGTTACTACATTGGATTGGGTAAAGAATTTTATAAATATGTTTGGTTTATATCCATATTATGTTGAATATACTAAAACAGTTTATTTATTAACATTGGATGAATTTTTAAAGGTTGATGATTTTAATTTAATATCAATTGATAATAAAGCAATTAAAGATTATGTAACAATAGGTAGTTTAAAATATACCTATGATAGGAAAGACCCACTAATAGCACAAAATCAATATGATTACTTAAAGACAAGAGGAACTGATATTAATTTATTATTTTCACCATCAGCAACAAGACCATTTTTAGTTTCATATAGATTTAATTCAGGTGGATTTAGTTCAATAACTCAAAATATTATGTCAATTGCATCAGCAGATATAATTGCATTAGATAGGTTAACAATTAATCAATCGGATGTAATTAATTTTCCTGCATGGGATTCAGGTAGTACTTATAATGCAGGTGATGGTGCTGAATATTTTGGACAATATTATGTTGCAAGAATTTCAAATACTAATGTTATACCTAATTCAAGTTCATATTTTTGGGGTTCAAAATTTATTGGTCAATACAATACAGACCAAGATTGGGATTTAGTAACAAGAATACTAGATACTAAAATTACAGACTCAAGAATGCTTACAAGTGATACAGGCTTTTTTATTACATCAGATTGGAATATAAATGTTTCTGATAGATTATTTTATTTAGATGCTGAATTTCCTGATAAATATGATTTAAAAAATATCTATGCTAACTATTATAGAAAATATAATACATTAATAAATAATAGAACAAATATTATTGAAGGTGATTCATATATTCCAAGACATAAATTCAATGAATATATTAATAGACCTGTTGAATTAAATTATTTAAATGATAAATATATATTAATTGGAATAACTGGTTACAATCCTGAAACCGAAATTGGAAAAGTACAGGTAGTTAAAAAAGTATCTTATACTGATTACATATAACTTTATAATATTACTATGGCAAATAATACAACACAGTTTACTATTAAGATTAATGGAACTCAAGAATTAGTAACTCTTGATAAATTAATCAATCAGAATGCTCAATCAGTTGGTGAATTAAAAGACCAACAAGATGCTTTAAATCAAGCATTTGAACAAGCAGTAATTGGAACAGAAGCATATGATTCATTACAATCATCATTAAGAAGTGTTAATACTCAATTAAAAGTCATTGATGAATCAGTTGCTGACCTTACAATTGCTGAAAAATTTGAAGGTGTGGGTAGAATTGTAGGTGCAGTAGGTGGTGCATTTGCATTTGCATCAGTATCAGTTCAAGCATTTGGTGATGAGAATAGTAAGACTGCTGAAGAACTTCAAAAACTTGAAACACAGATTAGTGCAATCATTCAAGGTCAACAAGCATTGACAGGTATTATTGATGCATTTGGTTCAAAGAATAAAATTGTTGCAGCAACTTTAAATACATTATCAAAAGGATTTAATGCTGTTGGTATATCAGCTAAAGGTGCAGGATTGGCTGTTAGAGGTGCTTTAATCGCTACAGGTATAGGTATATTAGTTGCAGCAGTATCAGCATTGATTGTTAATTTTGATGAGATTAAAGAAGCAGGAGCAGGTATATTTAAAGCATGGCAACCATTTTTTGATGGAGTTAGAAATTTTGCATCAACATTAACATTTGGTTTAATTGACAATGCTGCTACTGCTAGATTAAATAATCAAATAGAATCAATATCTGAATCAATTACAAAAACTCAAGAAACAACAACAAAAAAACTTGATGATATTAATACACAATTTGAATTAAAACAAGTTTCAAATTTACAAAAAGCACAAGCTGTTGTATCAACATTACAAGACCAATTAAATCAAGTAAAAGATTCAAATACTAATATATTAGGAAAAATTATATCAACTAAAGATATAATAGAATTTGAAGATAAAGCAGCAAAATTTACTAAAGGACTTATTGGCGCAGCAGATAGAAAAGAATTTGATGATTTAACTAAAGCTGTTAAAGACCAATTATTGGAACAAAATAGATTAAGAAGTATTATTGCAGATAATGTTAAGAGAGGTGTTTTAACTACTAAAGATATAGATGATTTTAAAATTGGTTTTGAAAGAACTATTAAAGATTTAACACCATTAGTTAATGATTTTAAAAGTAAAACATCAATTCTTAGATTTACAGGAGGTGATGAAGCACTTGATAAATTAAATGATTTTTATGACCTTATAATACCAAAAGAAAAACAATTACCAATAATTGCAACTAATTTAAATAAACAACTTCAAATTCAAAATGAATTAACAAAAGCAGGTATAACTGAAGCAGATGTAAGAATTGCAAAATTAAATGAAGAAGCAAGAATTACAAAAGAAATTGCTAATTTACAACAACAAATAAATCAAGAACAAAATAAAAGGTCAGAAGATAATAATGATTTATTAAAACAAGGAATTGATTTAATTCTTTCATTTGGTAATGCTTTAAAAAGTCCTGAATTTCAAAATGATTTACCTGTATTTGAAAATTTTAAATCTCAACTTGAATTTATTTCAAAAAATTTAAAAGGTACATTCAAAGGTATATTTGATGATATATTAAAACAATCACCTGAAACAATTGTTAGTGTTGAAACTTTAACAAATGCAATTAAAAAATATGGTGAAGAAAAAATAAGAACTAGTACTCTTAATAGAAATACTTCTATTACAAATTTACAAGCTGAAATTGATTTAAATAAAGAATTAATTAAAAATTCAACTGATAGTAATTTTATAAAAGTTAAAGAAAAACAAAATCAATTATTAAGTGAACAAATTGAAACACTTAGAGATTCTGCACAAAAAACTAAAGATGAAATTTTAGGTGCAACACAAGTTTTAATTTCAAGTATTACAAGAACTGTTGATGCTGCTAAATTTGAAGACCAAGCAAGAGATTTAGAAAAAGCTAAAATGGCTTTTGAAGATTATAAAAATGGTTTAGAATTATCAACTGAACAAGTATCATTGTTATTTGAAAAATTAGGTGTTGATGGTAAAGTTGCTTATGAAACATTAACTAATGAAGCTAAAAATGCTATTGATAGTAATGTAACTAATAAACTTGTTGAACAATTAACATTGCTTAAAGAACAAGCAAAACAATTAGCTGTTTTATTTCCTGAACTTAAAAATACTGTAAATCAATATAATGATGCAATTGATGGTGTTATTAGAAGTCAAAAAGAAACTAATAAACAAACATCAGAAACAATTAAATTATTACAACAAGAATTAGCATTATTAATTCAAGCTGAAGAAATTAGAAATTTACAAGCTATTGCTGATAATCCAAGTACAACTAATGCAGCTATTAAAGCAAGAATAGAAGCAGTTCAAAAAATTGCAGCTATTGAACAAAAGAATATAAAAGATAAATTTGAAGCTGAAACAAAAGGTTTAAAAGAAACTGATGCTGCATATCAAATTGCAATTATTAATAGAAATAAAGCTGAAGAAGAATTAGGTAAACAAACTAGTGATAAAATTCTAGCAATACAAACTGCAAGACAACAAGCAATAATTGATGGAATTAATGAATCTATTTCATTGTTAACAAATGCAACAGGTGAAATATTTTCTGAATTAACTGCTCAAAATCAAGCTGCAATTGAAAGATTACAAGAAGAAGCAGCAAAAATTCAAGAACAAATAACTTTATTAGATACAGTTATAAATGAAAAAACTGCATTAATTGATTCATTAACTGCAAAGGCAGCAGAAGCACAAGGTTCGCAAAGAGCAGAAATATTAAGACAACTTGAAAATGAAACTAAAGCAACACAAAATCTAATTAAAGAAAAAAGAAGATTACAAGCTGAAGAAACTGCTAATGCTGCTAAACAAGCTGCAATTGAAAAACAAAATGTTAAACTTCAAAAAGAAGCAGCAGTAGTTAATCAAATTGCAGCCTTATCAACAGCAACACTTGCAGTTGCAAAAGCATTTAATCCTGACCCTGTTTCAGCAAACTTACCATTAGGTGTTGGTCTTGCAATTAGAGCAACAGCAGCTATTGCATTCGCAGCAACTCTATTTGGTTTAATAGGTCAATTAACTAGATTAAGTGCAGAAGGTGGGTTTGTTAAAGATGCTCCTGTTAAAAAAAGAGCAGATGGTGGTTATACAGGTTCATCAACATTAAGACCTGATGAAACAGGTGAAAGACCAATGTATCATACTGTTCAACTTCATGAAAAAGAATGGGTTGCTCCAAGATGGATGACTGAATCTCCAAAATATGGTTCATTGATAAATGAATTAGAACAATCAAGAGTAAGAGGTTTTGCTGATGGTGGTAGTATTGCACCATTAACATCACAATCAATAAGTAATGAACAATTAACAGGTCTTTTAGTTGCTAATTTAAATAGACCTGTATATGTAGCTGTAACTGATATTAATCTTGGACAATCAAGAGTTAAAGTTCTTGAAAATAGAGGTACAATTTAAACTTTATACTAATATGAGTATCCCAATTTATGAAGCAATGTTCAATGAAGGTGATGAAATTCAATTAATCTCATTAGTTGATAGACCTGCAATTGAAAGAGAATTTGTCGCATTCTCTGAAGAAGAAAAAATAGTTAATTATTTTAATGAAGACCAACAAATTATTGTTAGTCCTGTAATGATTCCTGATAAACTTATTCTTAGATATAATGATAAGGTTGGAAATTTTTACACAATGTTTTCAAAAGAAACAATTGAAAAGATAAGATATCAATATGCTAAAGATAATAATTTTAATAAAACAAATTTAAATCATAAAGATAATATTGATGGAATAATAATGTTAGAAAGTTGGATTAAAGAATCAAATGATGATAAATCTAATAATTATGGTTTCAATGATTTGCCTATTGGAACTTGGTTCGCAACATATAAGGTTGATAATAAAGAAGTTTGGTCAAAAATCAAAGAAGGTAAAATAAATGGTTTATCAATTGAGGGATATATTTCTTATAAGACTGAAAAGTTTGAAAATCAAGAAGTAACAATTACAAATAAATTATTAACTATATTTAGTAAGAAAAAGAAAAAAAAGAATTATGAAAATACTTTAATTGATTATTTTTCTAATTGTGGAATAACTGAACAACAATTTCAAGAAGAGTTTGCACAAGCATCTTTAATTCCATATGCTGAAGGTGATATCTTACCAAAAGAAGGTAAAAAAGGTAGAACATTTTATAAGTATGTTGGTCCTAATGCTGAAAGAGATTTTTGTAAGCAAATGTTAGGATTAAAAAGATTATATACTTATGAAGAAGTTAAAGGTGCAAATGATTTGGCTGTCAATGAAGGTTTTGGTCCTAATGGTACTTCTACTTATGATATATGGTTTTATAAAGGTGGTCCAAATTGTAAACATTATTGGCAAAAGATATTTGCAACCTTTGATAAACAACAATCAAAAGGTGCTGCAAGAGGTAAAGCAGGAACACCAATGTATAACCAACCAAATAGAGGGTTTTTAAAGGCACAACTATTGGATATATTTGATAAAATTAAATTTTCTGATTTACCACCTCCTTTAAATGATATTGGTGAAGGTGGAGGTGAAGGTGTTACACCACCAAGTGGCGGTGGCGATGGCGGAAATGAAGGTGTAAATGAAGGTGTAAATCAACCACAAGCAGGTGGAAATGAATCAGTAATCGGTGTTAATATTTATGGTTATGAAATAAAATATCCATTGTTAGCTGTTGAAGCATTACCATTATTTAATTCTTTTAATTCAATGAATTTAAGTATTGATGACCAAGGTATGGTAAGAAGTGCAGCTTTACAACTTGATGCAATTCTAGCATTGGAAAATAAAGCAAGAATAAATAATTCAATCTCAAGTCAAGAAGTAAATGAAGCAACTTTATTAGCTGATGATTTTAGAGATTTAATTAATCAAATTTCACAAAGTATTAATATTGTTTTAGATTCATCATTTATTGATAGACATGTTCAAATTATTAATTCTTATGTAGGTCAAGAAGAAGAATTTGTAATAAAACCAATGGCAGGTGAATCTAAAGATGAATTTATAGGTAGATGTGTTGGTATTGAAATTAACAATGGAATTGAATCAAGTCAAGCAGCAGCAATATGCTATGCAAAATGGGATGAAAGATAAATTTGAATCATATAATGATTATCCTGATGCAGTAAGTAACAATGCTAAAAGAGGTATTGAACTTAATGCTAAAGTAAAAAATGGTTGTGCAACTTTAGTTGGTAAAGTTAGAGGACAGCAATTAGCTAATGGTGAAAAAATATCAGTTCAAACCATTAAAAGAATGTATTCTTATTTATCAAGAGCAGAAGTTTATTATAATCCTGATGATATGGAAGCATGTGGTACTATTTCATATTTATTATGGGGTGGTTTAGCAGGTAAAAGATGGGCAGAATCAAAATTAAAAGAATTAAATCTATTTGATATGGAGAAATTCAGAAAGATAAGTTTTGATTTTGATGATACATTCACTAATCCAAGAATTCAACAGCTTGTAAGAGAAAGAATTTCAAGAGGTGATGAAATTTATATTGTATCAGCAAGACTAAGTAAAGTAAATATGTTACCATTAGCAAAAAGACTTGGAATTCCAAGTGATAGAGTATTTGCAACAGGTTCAAATATTAGAAAAGTTTATAAGATTGCTGCACTAAATATAGATACACACTATGATAATAATCAAAATGTATTAAATAAATTAAAGAATTTATCAGTCAGAGGAATAAAGATTTAAATAAATAAAAAATAAAAAAGCAGAAAAAACAAACAATAATAATTTATAATAATATAAACAATATGAAAAACAATTTTATTAAAAGTCTAGTTGAATTTGTCTTCCAAAGTAAAACTTATTTATCTGAGTTAACTTTAGAGGATGGTACAATGGTGGAAATTGATGATACAACAATGGTTGCATCAAAAATGTTAGAAGATGGAACAATGGAAGTGTTAGCTGAAGGTACATACAAGTTGATGGATGGTTCTGATTTAGTAGTTGGTCCTGAAGGTGTTGTTCAACCACAAGTTGAAGTACCTGCTGAAGCACCTGCTGAAGAAATCGCTGCTGAAGAAGTACCTAGCGAACAATTCTCATTGGAACAAAAAGTTGCTCTTGAATCAAAAGTTACTGAATTAACTTCAAAATTTGAAGAGTTGAATGCAAAGTATGAAGTCCTTTTAAAAACTTCAGTTGAAAAATTCAAATCTGTTGAAAAAGTTATAGTTGATAAACCTTTAACTCAATTAGAAGCAGTAAAAAAACAATTAAAAGAAAAATACAAAAATTAAATAAAAAAATGGAAAAATTTAATATTAATGTCTCAGGTGTAGACTACAAAAAAGGCGAAGCAGGTATCATCCTATCAGAAATGATTATGGGCGGTAAGATGCTCCAAGGTAATTATGTTGGTAACATATTCACTTCTATAAAAGATACTTTGAATATCACATTCGGGTCTTCTGATTCAGGTTTGATTCAAGCTGCTTCTTGTGATTTTTCTGATGGTGCTTCTATCACTTTCACAGATAAAGTTCTTGCTCCTGTTGCTTTCTCAGTAATGGAAGAAGCATGTATCTCTAGTTTAGAGCAAATGTGGCAAGCATCTTTGATGCAAGCAGGTATGAATAACTCTGAAGTTGTTCCAACTCTTGCTGATTTTATTGCAAATCATGTTGCAAAAAAGGCATCTGCACAGATTGATACTCAAATCTTTGTTGGAACAGGTACTACTCAAGTAAATGGTTTCTATACAAGAGCAAAAGCTGATGGTAGTGCTGTTAAAGTAACTTCAACAACTCTTACTGCTGCTAATGTTATCTCAGCTATTACTGCTGTATATGATGCATTGACTGATGCAGCTAAATCAAACAATGATGTTAAAATCTTTATTTCAAATAAGGCTTATGGTTTTTATTGCCAAGCATTAGGTGCTTTAGGTATCTACTCAGGTCTTAGAAGTACTGACCCTGCATCAATCGGAACTAAACTTTATTGGGATGATAGAGTAGAAGTAGTTCCTGTAGTTGGTCTTGGTCAAAATCAAGGTTTTGCTTCTGCTGCTTCTAACTTGTTCTTAGGAACTGACCTTGAATCAGATAGCAACTCAGTATCAGTTATTGATATGAGAACTACAACTGCTGACCGCAAATATCGCATCCGCATGGATTACAAAATTGATTGCAATTATGCTGATTCAACTGCTGTAGTAGTACTTAACTAAAACAATAAATGTGGGGAAGATAATGTTCTTCCCCATTAATAATAAAAAAATTAAAAAAAATTATAAAATTATGGCATGTTTAATTAGTGCAGGTTTAGTTAGAGATTGTGAGTACTTCTTAGCAGGTATTAGCAAGGTGTATGTCGCAAATTATGGTGATATTACTTATGGAGTTGATAGTGGAAGTACTGTAACAGGTATTACTTCAGGTGCTTCAGCATTCTATGTGTTTGATACCAACCCTGAGACAGCTTCAGCAGCTTCAGAGATGCAGGTTGCAAATGGTAGAAGGTATTTCCTTCAAACTGTAAACTTTTCAAATGATAGTACTTCAGCAGCAGCTATTCAAACTCTTGAAAATCTTGGTTTATCAAAAGTTACAGTTATTGTTGAGACTAAAGGTGGAGCAAGTGTAGTGTTTGGTTCTGATGGTGGTCTTGAAGCAACTGTATTGAGTTTCAACACAGGAGCAGCAGCAGGTGATGTGGCTGGATTCACAGTAACATTAACAGGTGTCGGGAAAAAATTGGAATTGATTCTTGGAACAGGAGTTGCAGTACCTTTAGCACCTTAAAAATTGGATTCTTATTAATGAAATTGGGATGTATCAAAAGTACATCCCTTTTTTTTTAAATACTTTATATTGATATGGGTTGCTTTATAAATCAAGATATTCAAAATTGTTTATATATCTTAAATGATATTGAAAAATTTTATATTGCTGATTATAGTTCTTTAATTGAAGTTAATTATGATTCAGATAATGAAATTATTATTGATATATTTTCAAATATCAATTGGCAAAGAATTTATTTTGATTCGGTTTCGGTTCAAACAGATTATAATAGAGTTGAAAAATTATATTCAACAGCAATTAAAATGCAAATAAGTGAACTTGAAAATGAATTGGAATTATTTCAATCAAATGGTAAAAGATTTGTAATATTATTTATTGACTATAATGGTAATTGTTTTGCTGATGGTGTTTTACCTTATGATAATGGATATATAATTCAAAACATTAATTCAGAAATATCAGAAACAAATAATTTTTTAACATTTGAACTAAACAAGACATCAAGTGTAAATATTAAACAAATAGATAATAATTATTTTACTTTTAATAATCTATGAATTTAACTAATAATTGTAATTTTAATTTAATTAAATCTTGTATTTATATTTTAAGTGGAATTAAAGAACTTTATGTTACTTCCGCAAGAAATCCTGTATTTATTACCAATGATAATATAATTATAGATATATTAAATGTTGAATGGAATAAAATAACCTTTGCTGATTGTAAAGTCACTCAAGCAATTAATAATGGTATAGAACAAGTAGTAATGGATTTGGATGTACCATACATTGATTCTACAAATAAAATTGAATTAAAAAACCTTACTGAAACTTATTATAGTTTTTTAATTTTAACTAAAAATAATGAAGTATTTTTTATTCAAGATTTAATTAATTCTCAATTTGTTGAACAATATAATCCAAATGGTTTTACAATAAAAGAAATATCAACAGCAATTAAAAGTTTATTTCAAGTTGATTATTTATATTATCAATATATCACAAATAATTTACCAATTGCACCATCTGATGATTGTGCTTTATTCTATGATGATTTAGCATTAAGTTCAACTCAATCAAATGCATTAACTATTCAATGTCTTGTTGAGGATTATGATGGATGGATTTAAAAATAACTTTATATAAATAATATGGCATATATATTTACAGCAATAACAGGTGGTCAAAATGTTGGTCAAGCATTTACAAGAGTAAATCAAAATCTAGCAGCAATTGAAGGTAATCAAGGTGGTGGTAATTTCTTACCTTTAAGTGGTGGAACTTTAACAGGTGGTTTAAGTGGAATTACATTTGCTTTAGGTGAAGGTTCATACTTTAATACTTTATCATCATCTACTTTAACTGCAAATAGGATAGTTAATTTACCAAATAAAAATGGTACTGTTGCATTATTGAATGATTTAACAGGATTTACAACAGGTAATTTTGTTCCATTAACAGGAACATCATTAGGTTCAGAAATTACAGGTGATATAGAAATTACTAATTCAAATACTTTAAGAATTAAAGATGGTACTGATGTTAATTCAGTTAAAATAAATATAAGTAATATTGATTTTAGAGATGATTATAATGCAGTTAAAACAAGTCTTCAATATACTCCATTAGTTAATTCAAATGCTGTCATTAATATTATTGATACATTACCTGATGGTTATATGGTTATTGCTTCAGACCCATCAGGACAAGAAGGTAAAAGTGTTATTGTAAATTCAAGTGGTAATGGTTGGGAATATGTTGACATAACAGGTAGTTTTGTTAAAAATACAGGTGATACTATAACAGGTTTATATACTATCAATGATGGTCCTGTTGATGGCGCACAAATATCTTTGATTGGTGGTGGCCCTATTATATATATGGAAAGTGATGGTCTTGCTCCTGTAGTTAGATTAGTAGGGACTGATGTAATAGGTAAAGCTGAATTATCTAATACTTCATTAGTATTTGATAATAATCAATCAGGTGGTCAGCTAAGTTCTTTACAAATTAGACCTTTAATATATGATATTACAGGTTCTTCAATATTAGATATTATTAAACCTACAGGTAATACAAATGGTTATTTTGTAACTGTAGGTAATATTGTAACTAAATCAAATGAAGTTATTAAAATAAATAATGCAGGAACAGGTTTTGATACAATTGCATTTTCAGGTTCAGGTAGTGTTGGTGTAACTTATTCTCCAACAAGTATTACAATTATTGGAAGTGGAGCAACAAGAGTTGAATCAGCAGGTACAGGAAATAGATTATTAATTTCATCAATTACAAATAATAATATTGTTCAAAAATCATTATCAGGTGGAACAAATGTTACAATCACAGAAACTAATGGTACTCTTGTATTTAGTTCAACAGGTGGTTCATCAACAGGTATAACAACTGCATCAACTGTTGGTAGTGGTGTTTCATTGATATCTGCAATTACAAATAATAACCTACAATTAAATTCAATATCAGGTACAGCAGGTATGGTTGTTAATGCTGCATCAAATGGTTTAATTACTTTTAGAGGACCAACTACAGCAAATAGAGTATTCATGACTGATGCATCAGGTAATATGGTCAATTCTGACTTCTTATTTACTGATAATACAAATGATACATTAGGTATTAATGTTGCTGCTGCAACTACTGCTAGGTTATTAATATCAACTCAAACTGCTGCAATAGCACCACTAAGATTTACTAAATCAACAACTGATTATACAGGTGCAGTTGATGGTTCAATTTGGTATTTAACATCAGGTGATTCATTAAAATTTAGAAAAAATCTTTCTACAACTGATTTTATTTTTAAAGATAATAATCAAACTTTATCAGGTGCAACAAATAATAGAATTCTTCAAGTTGATTCAGGTGGTACATTAAGTGCAATAGTAGGTATAAGTAACTTTGGGGTATTTAATATGTTAACATCAGTTACTATTACAGATACAACATCTGAAACATCAATATTAAATACAGGTACAACTGTTTTTAATGGTACAAATGTACTAAACAGTTCATCTCATGTAACTGCACCACAATTAGTTACAGGTAAAAAGTTTAGATTTACTGCTAATGGTACTATAGCTACACATTCAAGTGCAGGTAATTTAACTGCTAGAATGAAATTAGGTAATACTGTTATTGCATCTATATCAGGATTTTCTTTACATGATAGTATTTCTTCACCAAATAACTTTTTTATTGAATCTTCATTTACAATAAGAACTCAAGGTGTATCAGGAACTGTTATTGGTGGTGGTAGTTTAAATACTGACCATAAATTATTAAGAGCAAATCCTGATGGAAATAGTTTTGTTGGTTTAAATAATTTAGGTTCTGTTACACTTGATACAACAAGTGATAGAGCATTTGATTTTACATTCCAATTTGGAACAGCAAGTGGAAATAATGTAATAACAATAAATGAAGCAACATTAGAATATTTGAATTAATATGTTTAAAGCACTAGGAGATTATTTTATATCATCACAAGGTTCTACAATACCTACAAGTACTTTAAATCCACAACAAATATTTGGAAATAAATTAACTATTTGGTATGATTTTAATGACCAATCTAGATTATTTTCTGATACAGGTTTTACCACTACAATAACTAACAATCAAGTTATTAGAAGTATTAGAAATAAAGGTACAGGTAATGGTAGAAATTATGATTTATATAGTGTCTCATCAGTTTTATCAGGTACAACTTCTTGGAGACAAAATTATATTAATTCAAATAAAAATTTAATAGTAAAAAGTGGAGGTCCATTAGGTGTTTATAGAACAGTAAGTGCATTAACAATAAGTGATAGTGCAAGTGCAATGACTTATAGTGTTGTTTATAGAGCATCTACAACAGCATCACAGGTTGTTGCAATTAGTTCTAGTAATACAGGATTTCAACAAGGAATACAATTTTTTGTTAATAGTTCTAGTAATGCATGTACTATAAATCTTAAAGCAGGTGCTGGTTTTGGTAGTGGACCATTTTCTCAAGTTATATTTACACCACTTGCATTCAGAAAAACAGGATATAATATAGCAACATTTACTGTTGATTCAGCAAGTACACTTACTTTTTATCATAATGAACAATTAGTTGGAAGAGCAACAACAACAGGCACTACACATCCAATAGTTTTAACATCAAATACAGTACCAATGTATTTTAATTATAGTATTGCTTCAGGTGGTGGTACTACTTCAGCAGATGGTTCAGAATTTCTTGAAATGATATTATCTGATGGAGTATGTTTAACTCAAGACCAAGTAAATAATTTAAATGAATACTTCAAAATAAAATACAATATATAATTATGAATTTAATAAACATCTCAAATCATCCTCTTGATAATACAATTACAAGAAAAGCCTGTAGAGCAGGTATTCAAACTGATGAGCATAGACCATCAGACCAAAAATATGTAGATTTAAATGTTTTAGTTAAACATTTTAAAAATGGAGTTGAATATGATTTAATTCCTGATTATATTTTTACCCTAAAAGCAATCAATGATACATTGGTTGACCCTGCAACAGGTGAATATGTTGATTCATCATTTGAAGGTGCAATGGGTGAAGCTGATTTCTTTATTGAAGTAATTGCTGCAAATCAAATATCAATTGATTCAATGTCAACACAATCAATTCAAAGAGCAGACATCTATGAAAGATTCAATAATTATTCAAGTGCAAGAATTGTAACTTGGATGTAATCATTTTAATTTACACTTTATACAAGTATGGCAAAAGAATTTTTTAGTAGCATAGCAAATGAATTAACAATACCAAGAAATGTATCTCCAAAATTTAATGGTATATATTTTTATGGGGTTGATAATTTCTATCCATATAAGTTACTTCAAGCATATTATAATTCACCAACTCACCAATCATTGGTTAAAACCAAAGTGAATGGAATTATGGGTGAAGGTATAAAAGTTGAGAATGAAGAAAATTATAAAGAATATTTAAAATTTGGAAATAAAGACTTAAATACAATTGCTGAAAATATTGCATTTGATTTAGTTTTATTTGGTGGTTTTTCAATGAAAGTTGTTAGAAGTCTTGATACAAGATTTATTCATGTTGATAACTTAGATTATTCAGGTGTTAGATTTTCAAGTGATATTGATGATGATGGTGATGTAAGAGAAATTATCTTTTCAAGAGATTGGAAAAATACAGCATTAAAAGAAAATAGAAAAAAAGTTTATGATTTATATGATATTAATGCAGTTCAAGATGTAAGTGCATTTGTTTATATGAAAGAACTTAAAGGTGGTGATAGATATCCTAACCCATCTTATATTGCTGCAATGGAAAGTATCTTATCTGAACATGAAGTTCAACTATTTCATTTAAGAAATCTTCAAAATAATTATAGTCCAACTATGATTATTAAATTAAAAGCACAAATGCCTGATGAAGATTATAGACTATTTAAATCTCAACTTGAAGCAAAGTATAAATCTGCTGATAATGCAGGTGGTGTGTTACTTTTAGCAGGAGAAAATCCTGAAACAACACCTGATATAGAGTTTGTTACACCTGTAATGCAAGATAATGTTTACCTTGCTCAAATGGAACAAATTAAACAAAGTATCCTAACTGCTCATCAAGTTACAAATCCTTCAATTGGCGGTTTACCATCTCAAGGTGCATTTTCAAGTGGTGAAGAAATTCGCATTTCTTATGATTTATTTGATAGAACAGTTATTTCACCTTTAAGAAATACAGTTGTTAATGCATTAAATACAATCTTTAATAATTCTGATTGGAATATTGGTAATATTGAATTAGTACCAACAAATTATGACTTAACTCAAGTTAATAATACCAATAATCAAGAACAAACAATAGTTAATCAATAAAATGAATATTTCAACTAAATTAATTACACAGCAATATATTAAAGATACTACTGTTGTTCAACAATTGGTAGCTGATATTAATCTTGATGCATTTATTTTACAGACTCAAGACTTTTATTTGAGACCTACATTAGGTGTTGACTTGTACAATGGTCTTATTAATGATTTTAATGCCAATAGCGGCTATACTGAGTCAGGGTTTACAGGTAATTCATATTCAAATTTATTGGCTTACTGTAAGCCTTATTTGGCTTATCAGACAATTTATGAAGCATTCCCTTATTTTTCAATTAAAATCGCAAATTCAGGATTAATTAGAAGAACAGGAGGTGGAGATTATGAACCGATATCACTTGATGAATTACAATACTTTAGAAATGATATCTATAGTAAAGGTAATAATGTAAAAACTTTATTAATTGGGTTTTTGAATGATAATAAGTCAACTTATTATGTTAATGATATCCAAGAAGATACTTGTAATTCAAATAATAGAAAAAATTTAGGAGGAATATACTTTTAAAATGAATAAATTTATCACTTTACTCAATTCAATAGTTGCAAGTGTTATAGGTGTTATTGCACCTTTGAAAGCAATTGTTTTAATTATTGTCGCAGCAGTATTTATTGATTTTAGTTTAGCTGTTTATAATGCTTGGAAAAAAGGTATTCCAATTACATCAAGAAAGATGTATCAAACAATACCAAAGATATTAATATATATTTCAGTTATACTTATTGTTTATTATTCAAACATATTTATTTTTGAAGTACCAATGGATTTACATAAAATAGTTGGTGGTTTTATATTATTAACTGAATTTAAATCAATTGATGAAAATATTAATCTTATTCTTGGTTTTAGTTTATTCTCTCAATTAACTGATTTCTTATCAAGAGGAAAAAATAGTACAAAAGTATAATTATGGCAAAAGGTAAAGTAGTTGAAAATAAATTTAAACCCAAATCAAAATCATCATTGGGTAGACATGCTAAATCAGATAGTTTAAATAAAGGTTCAAAGAAGTATAAAAAACCTTATGCAGGTCAAGGATAAAATGGTAACAAGTCAGCAATGTTTAAGGAAGTATGGAGAACCATCAGCAAGTAACCCTTGTATGGTCTTGTGGGATGTTCCAACTGAACTTGAGATAGGAATTATACCTAAGAAGATATATTGCAACAGAGACCTTGTATTACCCCTTAAAAATGCATTTGAAAATCTTATTGAGAGAGGCTTTGTTAATGAGTTGAAGACTTATGATGGTTGCTTTAATATCCGCAAGAAAAGAGGATTAAATTCAATGAGTTTGCATAGTTGGGGTATTGCCATTGATGTTAATGCATTTGAAAATGGATTGGGTAAACAACCTAAGTTAAGTGCAGGTTTTGTAAAATGTTTTACAGATGCTAATTTTGATTGGGGTGGTAATTGGACTTCAAGGTTTGATGGGATGCACTTCCAACTTGCATCAATATAAAATAAAAAAGGATAGCTTAACTACCCTTTCTTTTTTGAATGATTTAAATATTTCATTTCACAGGTTTTACATTTATGTGATATACCTTCACCATTTTTTGCAAGATGAAAAAATTCTTGTCTTGATTTAATTTCTTTACATTTATTACATTTATAAGTTTTATTAATA